TCCACCCAGCGGCACTTTGATGGATTCATCAGTGGAGACGACAACGTATACCGGGTCGCCTTTTTTGATGGTGCTGGCATCAAAATCAGAACCGAGATTAACGGTCACGTAGCCACGCTTCATGGCGTCGCCCGGGAAGTTCTTGCCACTCCCCACCTGGCGAACCATGTCCGGCTGCGAAGTGGTCGGATAAGGGCGCACGTAGATCCCCTTCACCTTGTCTGCGGTATCACCATCTGCCAGCGGCACGAAAAAACCGTCATCATCGTATTTACCAGCCAGCCCATAAGCAGCGAAGGCGTTATCGGATTTAAGGACTACCGGTTCGACGGTTAAGTCCTGCGGGCGAGAGACAGCCCCGGCAATGCCAACAGGCATCCGGTACAGAAATACATTATTCATTTTTTACCCTTTACGGTTTGCCCAGAATTCAGCGTTTTGTTTGTTCAGGGAAGCGATACTGGTCATGCCCATGTTTGGGCGCTGTGCATCGCCGGTGGTGGCGCGGGTGTTTCGCCCTTTGGCAATCTCAGACACGGCATTAAACGCCATGTCGACCGATTGTTTCGGTAATTTGCGGATATCCGCATCACCGACTATCTGGCGAACCAGCGTTTTGTCAGCAGAAGCCAGAACCTCACGTTTGAACGCGGTCGGTTTCATCTTACGGCTCAGATCGATACCCGGAACGATAACTTCGGCACGCCAGGCTGAGTCACCAGTAATCGTGGTTTCCTCTTCATCGTCCTCGCCGTCACCGGTCGGATTATCGTCAGGCTTATTGTCGTTATCGCCCGTCGCATTTCCTTCCAGCTTAGCCAGCAGGGCTTTCAGTAATGTTTTGAGGTCATCATCACTGTCGCCGGTTGGACCTCCGCCCATCTCTGGTGCTTTGTCCGGTAGCGGTTGCTGCGGGGACAGGTTGATGTTGAGATTAACGCCCTGCGGCAAATCCCCCTCATCTCCTGTAACCGATGCGGGAGCCGACTCCACCAGTTCGTTCATGGTGTCAGCGTCACCCGTTTTGATGGCCGTGCGCATGCGGGTCCACCAGCTTTTCTTTTGATTTGCCATTGTGTCTCTGTCTCCAATTGCACAACGATTTCCGGCTCTGCCTTTAGGGACAAGAGCCACATGGTTTCCGGTAATATCGACCTGCTGAGCCTTACCCGGCTCAGCCTGTTTATATTCCGCGTCATAGCCACACGACACTTCGCGCAGGCCATCTTCGATCAGCTGAATGGCGTTTTCGTCTTTGACGATAAGGTCAGCCAGCATCAAATCAGACTGCACACCCGCCCCGCGCCGGACATTCTGAAGATGCCCGACCGCGAGCTCTTTCCAGTTCTCTGGATTCACCAGCCGCACATCCCCGTTTTCATCCTCGGGATGCAACACCGTGATACTCATTCCTTCGAATGAGGCAAGCGTGGCGGGATGGAATACCTGCTCAGGAGAACGCGTGACGACTATTTCACCGAACTTATCGGGTTTCAGTTTTGGCAGGTCATCAGCACCATAGAGCTGCTTACCTGTTCGTCCTATCGGCACGTCTTTGCACAGCAACGAGCCGTCAGCCAGCTGATAGCGGGTTTCCCCCAGCCGGGTATTGAAAAAATATTTCATGTGTTACCTGCGATTCAGGCGGGATAAGAATGGGAGGTGGGAAAAACGATTTCTTTATAACAGCGACAATTCGGGAGCTCTCCAGCGTGACCGGTCATGCCATCAAGCGTTGGAGGTTTGCCCCATTCGACAAATTTACCTTCCATTTCCCGATGAGAATGCCTGACGTCACCATCTTCGGCTGTACGCCAGATATAACCATTCGAACCAATTGACAGCGCACGCGCCTGATCCAGCGCGCCGGTTGCACGTCCAAGTTCAGTACGGGCAATCAGGTCAGCTCTGGACTTTGCTATATCACCCGATGCGGCTATTTCTTTAGCAAAATGTTCCGCTCTCCCACCGGTCACAACAGCTTCTGTCGCCCGATTCTGGATGTCGTACACCCTGTCAGCCGCCTCGAGGGGGAGCGATTTGATGTACTTAACCTGTTCAGCAACGATGGATTTCATCACCTGCCCTGGAGGGGCACTGTTTACCAGATTGCGTAGCTCACGGCTGATGGTTTTGCTGTGTTTACGCCACTGCTCATCATTCTTGCGCACAATGTCGGCAGTAAAGTTTTCCGCGACCTTTGTCGCCCAGGGGGTGATGATTTCACTGTAGCGTTCCAGCGCCTCAATAATTTCCGTGATACTGTCATTTGAACCATCGTAGCGACCATTTACGATGTCCCCGACCGCCCGCGCTATCCTGCGTAGGCTGGTTCGATAGCGGATTTCCGCCTGACGGTTCCTGCGGTTCGTCATCAGGTTCGCCGATGCCGGGCGGCGCTTCGTCTTCGGCATTCTCGATGTCCTCATCGGTAATGGATGCCCCGATGCCGGTTACGTCAGAATTTTCGCGCAAATCGGTCATAGCGGCTTTCAGTGTCATCAGACCATCACCCAGCGCTGTACTGATTGCGTTGGTGGTGTTTAACGCCACCGTTGAGCGATCGACATCAGACATTTGCCAGAGCGGGTTAAACTCAAACGTGAAATCATCCGGGAGCGGCTTGCCAAGTTCCGAACGATGCATGATGTCCAGTATCCGACGCACCGGAAGACGTAAACGCCTCTCCTGCAACGAACTGATGCGGTCGTAATAGTTGGCAAGGTCTGCATCACCGGTAGAAAATCCTTTCGGGGACTGTCCGAACAACCGCACCAGTGGGATACCAACAGCGCCACTAATCTGTTCTGCAAACTGTGATAGGATGTCATCCAGACCACTGAAGCTGTACTGATGCGTTTCAAACTTATCCCGCGAGTCCATGAGCGTCATGCCTTCATTGCTCTGGAACTGTCGAATCAGGTCGATATTCTTCAGCAACGCTTCATACGCAGGACCACCAAGTGCGATAAGCTCGCGTAGCTTCTCCACGCTGTAGGTACGCAAATGCGCTTTGTAGACCAGCTGCGCCGCGCCGACAGTAGCGCTGTCGAACGCGGTAAGACGATCCCAGATACGCTCTACAACCGACATTCCCCATTCGTTCTCGGTCATCTTCTGCTGAAATGGCAGCGTGACGCCATCAAAGCGAATCAGTCGACTGTGATGAATGCGCCAGGCAGGAATTCCCGTTGCTGTGGTCACCACATCGTAAAACTCAGGTTTACCCAGGTCCGGCCCCATATCTTTAATGCGGCGGGTCAGTACCGGGTCAATCATCCAGCGGTCGAGCGGGAGAATCCCCTTAAACTTGCCCTTACCGATGGTTTCGGGTCGCAGCGGGGTCATTGGTGCCTGCCCCTCAATCATGATGAAACCCACCGCGCCGCCGTAGAGGCGCGACCATTTCAGCACGTCATTCAGCGCATCCCAGATTTGCAACTCATCCAGTTGTGATTCGAGAATGCCGCGATCTTTTGCATCAATTTCCGAAGTGATGCGAATGCCTTTGCGGGTCATATCATCCGGGATAGCATCGACTGCTTCGCCGATGATCCAGGATGAACGATAGGACCATTCCACCAGCATGCGGTTACGACTGGTGAAATTAGCCCGGTAGGTGGATGCTGAGTGCTGGTTAGGTGTCTGCATCCCTACGCGGGCAATAAAATTCTCATAACCATCAGCTGTAGCCTGCGCAGTTCGCCGCAGGGCTTGTTTGTTTCGTGCCATCAGGCCTGTCTCCCTAGCAGCTCCCAGATGTTCAGGGCTGAATTCATTGGGGCATAGTTGATCATCACCGAGTCGGCAAGGTTTGGCGATCGGGTTCCATCAGGCTGTTTATCAATAACGATTTTTCCCACACCATTAATGGAATAGGTCGGCTGCGAAAGCTCGATGATGAGTTTATCTTTGAGTGCCATGCTACTGCTGATTGAGATGATTTCGTCCGGGTTGTAAGCCATACCTTCAACCACGGCGCGCCAGGTATTCTGAAAAAGTTTACGTAACCGCCACCAGCTCTGGGCTTTGGCGTTAGCGAAGAAGTCCTTGTTCAGACGTGCTGCTTGCCCGTTGTCCCCGCGAACAGCTTCATCATCCGGATCAAATACCGCGCCACTACCTCGAAACGGTGTGGCAAGTATTGACGGTCGACGCGCAGCGTTACGCAGTTCGTTGATAGCGCGTGCATCGCCGCGAACGCCAGCGCCCAGCCCGTCCTCGTCAAAGCGAAACTCTTCGAGGTTGTCCTGTTCGCAAAAGCCGAAAACCTTCTCGACGGACTGATAAATGTCGCTGCCCACACCGGACCATTCCCGCACATTTTCCAGGAGGAAGCCATGACGGGTGGAAAAGGCATTTTTGTCCCTGCCTTCGTCGGCGACATCCATCGCGCCAAGTCGTTTGCCTGTTGGCTGGATACCCAGTTTGATATGCGCATCAACGGCAGCCTGTACCCATTCGGATGGAATCAGAACGCCTTCCGCTGATGCGCTGTAGTTCAGATCAAGTTCCTGTGCCACCACCACCGGATTATCGATTTTCTCGCATTCCCTGCGATACCACTCTTCATCCTTGCGAGGATCATCCCGCCAGTGGAATGTGAATACCGGTATCTTCCCGCCATGACGCTTCTGAGCGAACGGGTTAGCCATGCCGTTAACTGAACTCAGGTCGATACGGCAACGCGTCGTTTGTGACAACGCCGCATCAATCAGCAGAGGACGCTGAAGGAATGCAGCCTCATCAACCAGATAAAGCGTGGTACGGTCACCACGACCAATATTATCGCCAGCCTCGCCTTTGATAACGGCACCAGTTTCAGGAAACTCAACACGCATATATGGCGCGTGCTTCTTCTCACTCCACGAACCGCGAAACTCTACAGGTAGCGTTTCCACGAACTTGCGTGCCTTCCAGAACAATGCTTTCGGGTCACCAGTGCTGTCGACGTATTCCTCTTTACGGGAGCCGAAACCGATAACCATTTCTTTGTTGAAGAGACAAAGCGAGCAGGCCAGTCCGATCGCGGTCCAACTGAGCCCCATTTCACGGGATTTTTCGGTAATACCATTCTCCCGATTGCCCCAGCGTTCCATAATCCAGTGGATCCACTCCTCCTGCTTAGGGAAGAGTAAAAACGGAATGGTCACCGGCAGGCCATAATCAATATTACGCGGGTCCGTTGTCATGCCCCAGTCGATGATGAACTGAGCCGGATTGGTTCGGTAAAACTGCTTCAATACGGGCAATATTTCAGGATTCTGGCGAATGCGCTGTAGGCGTTCCATCCGCCATTCAAAAACCATCTGGTAATCAGGATGTTTAAAATCGAAGGGGAATGGTAACGGCATACTTAGCCCATCATTTTTCTATACGCCTCTGCAGCCTGCTCCGGCGTTAAGTTGGTAATTTCTGTTCTGACGGGTCCTCCATCAGCGCCAGTCACTTCATTTTTGACGTTGTCTTTAAACGCCTGAACAGAAACATGACGCCCAAGCAACTCAAGGTTTTTAACCTTATCAGGCCACTTAATCTTTTTAAGGATCCCGACCATTTCTCTGTCATCTCCTCGCCCCTCAAACATTTCAGCGAGGTTAAATCCACTCAGGTACCGACGCCACGATTCCGGCCACGCAGACAGAGGCTTAATACTTAAATCGTCCTCCAGGATGTCAGCCACATCGAGCCTGTCGATCTCAACCAGTCGCATCAGCACATAATTCGCATCAATGCCCAGTTGATCAATACGCTCCTGCTTTAGCTCGTTAATACGGGCGCGTATCTCAGGTTTACCGTATAGTTCAGCCCCCGTAACATGTGCTCGACTGGAGACGTAGCCTGCGCGAATAGCTGCTTGTGTAGCATTCAGATCGACAAGAAACTCGCGACAAAACACCTCGTGTTTTGCTTTCAGCTTCTTAGTCATTTTATTTTCCAGTTATCAGGTCATTATCGAAGCCCCTCCTGGAAGAGCTTCTGTAATGCTATTACCGGGACTGTTCTATTTGTCGGACACCAGCCAACTGGTTATTCGCCTTCTCGATGGCAGCCAACAATGGGTTAATCCACAGAACAGCCTGGCAATATGTCAACGTTCTGGTGGTAGTGGCACGATCACCGGCTGAGTCAATGTCCCCGGAATCGGCGTGCAATGCGCTGGCGCGTAAACGGTTCGCGTAGTTGAGCAACCCGACAGCAATATCAACAGGAACAGGGAAATCACAGTTCTTTTCACGGAGCAGAACCTCACGGTATTTGATGACTGTCTTCTCGTGACCGATGTCGACCAGAGAATTTAATCGGCTTGCGTTTTCTGCTATCTGGTTAAAACGATTGAAGTTTAATGCCTGATTAGCTATCACTTTCCCTTGATATTCAGCTTCACCTTCCGCTTTATCAGCCCGCAACTTTTCTGCCTGATACTTGCTGTGGTAATGGTTTGCAGACCAGACGAGCGCCCCAAAGGCAGAGAAGAAAAATGCCGCGATGACAATCTTATAAGTCAGCTTCATTTACCACCCCACCAGCATCTTTAAACCTGGAAATCAGGTCACCGATTTTATGTTCATACTGACCGTAACCTGCACCAGGTAACGACGCCCAGATATTGCTGCAACGGTCGATTGCCTGACGAATATCGCCACGGTCAATCATCGGTAAAGCGCCACGCTCTTTAATCTGCTGCAGCGCCACAGCGTCCTGACTTTCTGGCGAAAAATCTTTCAGGCCAAGCTGCTTACAGTAGGCATCCCACCAGCGTGAAAGAAGCTGATACCGGCCTGCGGCTGTTGATTTAAGCTTCGGGTTTAGCGTGACAAGTTTGCGAGGGTGATCGGAGTAATCAGTGAACAACTCACCTCCGACGATAACGTCATAACCGTGATTACGTGTCGGTTGTCGCCCGTTATCCGTTCCTTCTGACCATGCCACCATATCCAGGAAAGCTTTACGTTGGGAATTTAGTGTCTGCATGAATTACTCCTTAGAGCCACCAAACTTGTTACCGATTACTCGCATTGCAGCCCCACGAATAGCATCGACACCGCTCAGCCCAACACCACCACCAATGGCAACAGAAAGCGATTTAGGCCATCCGACATACTCAAGAGCGGATGCAAAAGTCAGCGTCAGAGCACCACAGAGCAAAATCTCAAGCGTTTTTCGTTTCCAGCCGCCGCCACCGCCAAAATAGGCAATGCGCAAGCCAGCCATAACAATTGACATAACCACTGCGCCCAACGGCGTATCTCCACGCCACCAACTTTGTAAGAGTTCCAGTAAGTCAGGCCAGGAATGAGGAGCATTGTGCATTTTCATACTTCCCACCTCCGCCATTACGGGGTGTTGTTGAAAGGCGGGCCCTGCGTATACGCCCGTAGGATTGGGTTATGAGCCGTCCTTCGGTGGGCCCTGAATACAAAAAAAGTTCGCCATAGCGAACCTTGTTAAATTTGTTAAAAAAGGAGGTTATTTAACATAATGTACGTTATAGGAACCACACGATCCCCGCTCGCAATAGATTTGCGATGAAAGGCCTATTTAATCAACTTAAGTGGTCCAGAATGACGAAATTCGAGTGAATAAAAGGTGCATAAAAAAGGGCAAAAACTGCATAGCGTTTTTTCGCAGCGAAAGCCCTGTTTTATTAACTTTTCCCCAGAATGGGGCAATAAAAAAGGCCCCCTTGCGGAAGCCTCTTCGTGATGAACTGTTTTCAACAGATATCAGGCTAATCGGCTTTTTGGAATTCCACAACTATTTTTTATCTTACCTTGATGCCTGATGCCGTCAGATGTTTACGACAGTCCTGAATACCTTCGTTATAACCCGCATCGTAGAAGCTATCCGGCTTTGCCTTCAGCGCAGGAAGCGTAACGCTGGTAGCTCTTCGTTCGGCCAGAACACCTGCCTGAAAGAGTGTCCACATCAACTGAACTGCTGAATCACAGTAAGTAACATCTTCACTGTACAATTCTCGTTCAATCCTGATGCCAAGTTGAGCCTTCATTGATGCGCCAATATTACCTTTGACCTGCAACGACAGGTCTGGGTACCTCTGTTCCATGAAGCTTTCAAATCTGTTGCGAACGCTGATCAGAGCCATCTGGTTCCCTTACGTGATTGATTGCTGGATATTATGCCGCCGAGCAGCTCCTACGCAAAGTCCTGATAGCCTGAGGCTTTGACTGAACCGACTGATCCATTTCGAGCACCACATCCAGCATGGCTAAGCAACCGTCAATAAATCCCTCTGCCGCCTGAAGCCTCTTCAGAACGTGGGTGTGAGATACGCCGAGCTTCTCACCCATCGCCCGCACGGGCATGGCCTGGACGTAATGCCACTCAAGGAGCGTGCACAGATACGGATCTTTTTTCTTCAGGCAGCTCATAGCGGAGTTGATGATAAGACCGTCATTGTCACTGCATTTCAGCCTTCCAGACTGCGTCGCGGGTAGCAGATTCTTAAACCCGGCTGCAACAGGAGGAAAGTAGACGCTACCACCTTCACTCGCTGCCCAGCCACCCCAGCGCTCTAAAACCTGTTGAATATTACGCATAGCTCTGACCTCTACGTTTTGCTACGTTTGGAAATTTTCTACTACTCAATACTCGTTGAATGTCAGGTGGCCGCTAACACTGACGTTTGGCCCGTCAGATAACACAAGCTGGAAATTGTCGTCGCAAACAGAGCAGCCGAGGTCAATAACTACCGTTTTGTCGTGTTTATGCGCTCGCATGGCGACATCGCGAATAAACACGCTGTTACTAGCGCAGCGTGGGCAGGTAATTTCGTTATTTCCGTCGATATGATTTTTTAATCCTGAAACTTTCATGTTGTTTACTCCAGCTAGTTATTTGCAAATATTTGCAAGTTAATTTCCGGGTGACGGCTAGGTGACGCGTAATTACATATCCGTCACCTGCTGCAAAGCGCGCCATATAAAGCCTGAAGATGTTTTAGGTGACAGGTGACGGTTGATTTTAGTTCTATATATATATAAGCGATCGTATAATACCTAAAATACACACTCTCGCGTATATAGTTTTAAATTCTGCCGTCACCTGTCACCTTTAGCACATTCCCCATTGTTTTATATATACTTTTTAAGGTGACGCTTAAGCGTTTTGCCGTCACCTAGCCGTCACCTTTTTACAATCCAGATTGCAAAATTTCGCAAGATTTATATATTTCGCGCAATTCTTCGTTGCTGAAATCGTTATTTTTTTACAAGAATCCAAATCCTATATACAAACCCGTCAATTTTTACGCGTACGGGTTCCCGCTTTGTTCTTTCTTTCAAAATGCGAGTAATATGCTTCTGGTTAATTTCTACATCCATTCCTGCTTCTGCCAGTATTGCGTTAACAATTTGTTGATAAGTCATTGCTGGCACAGGCGGATTATCCAGGATTTCAATAAGAGCAGCCTCCACATCGCTCTTATTGCTTTCAATCATCAGAAGGCGTTCTTTCGTCTCGGGGGCGCGCTGCCAGTTAAAGCGAGACAGGTCAACGCCCATTAGATACCAGTACACCTGGGCGATAAAGTCGCTGTCGCTTAGCGCACCGTACAGGCTGGCGTAATGCTCTTCAGTTGCGGCGAAGTCAGGGCCCCCCAGCACAGCTATACGTCGGTCTTCCTCTGGCAGCGCCAGCGCATCAAAGTGGTTGGTGTAGAACAGAAAGCCGGTGTATATATCCATCGTTTTTTTGCTGCCATATTTGCGGTTCACTTCAAACCGTGGTTCTGTCAGCACGTCACGGATCTTATCGTTCACCTCATACCGCTTATCGTTTTCGCGCACCTCGTCAATGGTGCATAGAAGTGTATTGTACAGATAGTCATGGAACTGGTTATCGCACAGGATCTTCATGCGAGTACGAGCACAGTTCCACGGGCCAAGCACGCGCTCCATTAACTGACTGACCCATCCTCTGCCCGTACCATGTGCGGTAGCCACATGCAGAATAGAAATCGGGCATCGACGCTCCGGACGCTGAACCATCCACCCCAGACGGGCGATGAAAAACTCGCGCTGCCAGGCATCAGGTACCAGATACGCCATATGATTAAGGAACGTGGACACCTTACTTGTATCCGCTGTACGTGGATGCTCAGGCATATAAAATTCGTTTATCTCAAACCGCCCGTCGAAACGCTCGATAATACGTCCCGCACCGGGCTTATAGCCTGTCGTCTCAGCAATCTTCTTATGCCGATGCTCTATCCACCGTTTGGTTGCGGGAGTTGGTTGTCCTTTCCCTTCTGGCGGGAACTGGTAAGGCGCCATCAGGTTTTTGAACGACTTCATATCCATCATGCACTGATATGGCGGTCGGCTAAGATCACATACCTGGTCACCCTCGATGACGTAGATAAAGCGTTCCAGAAAATGAGCTGTCATATCTGTATTAATATCGGTAAATTCAGGCTTATCGCCATCTTCAGCCACCGTGAGATCTTCGAACAGGGATTGCGTATAGCCGTAGCCTTCCAGCCAGTCGGCATCAGTAAGCCCCGCATCGGTGTTGTGCATGCTTTTAAAATGTCCCTGTTCAAATCCCCCCGTCCCTTTTGGAAAATACTTAATGGATGTTTCGCTGCAACCGTTGCTGTATTCTGACTCATCCCGAAACGGTTTCAGATTGCGGGAACCATCAGAGCTGACTGACAGAGTCCACCCGTTCGCGTCAAGCCAGTCGGCGACATCATCTGTCGCGGAAGGATCAACACAGGAAAGGTCACGCTGACGTCCTGCACCTGCGGTATAGCTGTCTTTCACGGGTAAGTTATCCGCCAGACGCTGCCACAGGCTTTCGAGCTGTTCAGATGTAATTTTCAGAGGTTCGCCGGGCAAACCGCTGTCCCACTGAATACGTTCGCCTGCCGGATGGGTACCACAAGCCACAAACTGCTGGCCCTTAGCGAGCAGCTCTATTTGTTTGTTTTCGCCTTCCAGGCGGTGACCACGTTTACGGTAGTCGCCATCAACAGCAATCAGGTACAGGCATTTATGACTGTCAGCCCGCCAGCGACGTGGCGGAAGTTCCCCCAGGCATGATAGGATAATATTGCGTACGATCTCCTGCATCCCGGCGTCATTGATATCGCAGTCCAGAGCCACCACCCCGTCGCCAGTACGAACGCAAATACCGTAATCGGGTTCGTTCGACCACCGGGCAAAATCGTTTTCCGTAACAACATAGTTAGCCCAGTCGGGGATACCAACAACCTTACGTTGGCCATTGTAGCGACTGGGGGTTTTGCCGAAATTATGAGACAGCTTGCTATTAGGCGACAGTTCTGCACAGGGATTGGACACCACAGGTAAAAGCCTGTCTGTCATCCCCAACACCAGATCGAAGTGGAACCACTCATCGGGCGTAGCTCCCCATGGTTTGTTATCAGACATGGGTTACGCCTTTTGTCTAGCTGTCACTTCCTGAAAAAGCTTTTCTATCGCACGTACTGTAGAAAAGCGAGGGTCAGAATGAACCCCGGTGAGAAGCCGACTAATAGAAGACTGCTTCACGCCTGCAATTTCGGCAATTTGGTTTTGGGTATACCCTGAATCAATCAAGCTTTTGACCATCTCTTGTGGTGTTAGTCCGGACATATTTAAGTCTCCACTTTCGTCTATAGCGCAAATTTATACGAAAACGGATTATTCAGCAATACGGCAATTCTATATCATCCTGTATTAAAATATCCGATAACGCATAATCACCGTCCCTGTATACAACATGGATGAATCCAAATGATTGATACTACCGATATCCTTTCTCAAAACATCAAGTACCTGATGGACAAAACCAAGATAAGCTCGATAACTGAGCTGGCACGTCGGTTACAGCTGAACCAACCAACGCTACACAGGCTGGTATCAGGAGAGGTGAAAGATCCGAAATACGCAACGTTAAAGCAGATCGCCGACTACTTCCACGTGTCACCAATAGACCTGGCAGAAAGGAGCCTTCAAGAAATGGAGAAAGAGGACGCGACAGGTATAAAAACGTATATTTCTCTTAGGTTTAATAAAGTACCTGTTTTGGGAAACACTCAGCTAGGCGTTGGAGGACTTTGGAGCGACACCCAATATTCAGTAGGTAGCAGTGATGGTTTCATATACTGGCCGACAAAGGATGAAGATGCATACGCCCTGAAATGTGTTGGTGATTCAATGATGCCTAGAATCAAAGAGGGTGAGTTCGTAATCGTCGAACCCAACCACGACTACACTCCTGGTGATGAAGTACTTGTGGTTACCCGGGACGGTGAGGTCATGGTTAAAACCTTCTTGTTCGAACGCGATGGCCTGTTCCATCTAATGTCTGTAAATGAAGATCATCCACCAGTCAGAGTACCACGCGAAAACATTGAAAAAATCCATTACGTGGCGGGGATCGCCAAATCCGCGCTACGCATGTACTAACCTTTACAGTCTGATAACTTACCTCTGATCAAACCGCTCTCCACAAGGGCGGTTTTCTTATTTGCAAAATAATTCATTTTCGTATTGACACAAAATCCCATAACGCATATAAATACGATACCGCATAATTAATGCATTTTCTAATACCAGCTCTTTAACAAACAGAACCGCGTGACAGGTAAGCCGCAGTGCTCCTGGCAAAACGAAATAGCACCCGATGGGATCGAGGTAAGCGCCGAGTCCGTATGCGTACGGTAAGCGTAGAGGACAACACCGCGACGAACTGATAAGTCACGCAAGTTGAAACGCCCCGATGATGGGGCGCTTAGTTCCTTTAACTCTGGGTGACCGGAAGGGTACCCATGCTTAAAGAAATTACTGGTTGTAAGGATCGTAATCCGTGATTGCCTTCCCCGGATTTTCATCTTCAGAAGGCAGTCGGGCCTCTAAAGCATTTCGGGTTGAACAGATAGGAAGCCCTACAGTACGAACAAACCATATTAACGACTCGCCCAAGGCCTAGCTTAGTAACCAGACCTTCCGCTTGCAATATAGATTTTCTCTTTTGCTCGTAGCAATTGGGACAAATATAAACCGGAGATTGGTCAGCATCTGCAGAAAGCTTGCTGCGATAGACCAGAGTACCCCGCATAGGCTGGTAAAGTTCATAGCTCGCCGCTTCAGCGGCCCAGTTCTCTTGCTTTACTTTCTCATTTTCCAGTTCAACAATTTTCTCCTTAGCCGCAATCAGCAGCTCCTGAAGCGACATTTGCTGCATCTGAACATCCATTAGCTTATCGAGTAAGATGTGCGTCTTCTCTTTAACTGCATAGTCGACAGTCAGATTCTGAATCTCTCTTGCTGCTCCAACCGCGCTTTTAATTGCTCCTCCCACACCGGATAACGATTCAGTTATCCGGGAAAGAATTCCTTTTTCTTCAGACATTGGATTTGCCCCTATATTTCCAGACATCTGTTATCACTTAACCCATTACAAGCCTGCTGCCGCAGATATTCCCGTGGCGAGCGATAACCCAGCGCACTAT